TTTTGGACATAGAGGAAAGGGAGCAATTGTTCGAGATTTTGCGCTCGTTTAATGAGGTTATTGATGAGGCTGTCATAGAGGCCCATAACAGGCCTAAAGAGTACGGAGTAAGCCCATTTGATGACTATAACAAAAGAGGCGATTTAAGGGGTCTTTTAGAGGCTCACGGTTGGAAGGTGACAAAGGAGACGGGCGAGAAAATATACTTTTTGAGGCCAGGGGGTTTAAGCAGCCATAGTGGAGATTTGAATAAAAGTTTGAACTTATTCGGAGTGTTTTCGACTAATACCCCTTTTCTTGTCAACAAGGGCTATAAACCAGCGGCAGTTTATGCTATATTAGAGCACAATTCTGACTTTAAGGCTGCGGCTAAGGCTCTTATCGACCAAGGGTACGGAGAAAAAAAAACTACCTATGGTGATAAGCTTGAGCGGGAACTTTACAACAAGCGGTCAGATGGTCTGTCCAAAGAAGATCAGGTTCGCTTTCTCGTGGCCAAGCACAACAAAGGCATTGATGAGGCCACAGAGATAGTTGAGAACCTCGATAAGCATTGGGGAGAGTCTTTGCTGACCTTCTGGGATGTTGAGTTTAAGAATAACAAGCCTGTTTGTTCCATTAATAGGTATAGGCTGCAAACGTTTCTCACCCAAACCGGAGGCTTTAGGCTTTACTTCTACGACCAAGGGTCAACCATTTACAGGTTGGTGAGGGTGAAGGATGGATTTGTGGAGGAGGCCTCTACGGAGCAAATTAAGCGCTTTATAAAGGATTACGTTGATAGGCTGCCCGATACCTTTGACGGAGGCGTAACGCCTCAGGATTTGCTTGAATTGATTTATAAGGGGGCTTCTCTTTTGTTCTCGGATGCTTTCTTCGAGTTCTTCGACCGAGCGGACATTGATTTCCTAAAAGACACCAAAGATGTGGCCTATTTCCCGTTCAAAAATGGCGTTGTCACTGTCGGACGGGAGAGGTTAGAGCTGAAAAGCTATGGCGAGCTTGGAAAATGCGTATGGAAGAGTCAGGTAATAGACCATCAAATTTACATAAACGAGAATATTGAGCTAAAGGATATTGAGTTTTTCCGCTTTGTCGAGCTCATCTGCAATTTAGAAGCTGAACGGTACATATATGGATTATCTTTAATAGGTTATTTGCTGCATAAATACAAAGACCCAAGCCGCCCATTTGCTGTGATATTGGCCGAGGAGACCGAGAACGAGGCCAAAGGTGGTGGAACGGGAAAGGGGATTTTTGTCAAGGCTTTGGGGTATTTACTTAACCTCGTGCGAGTGGATGGTAAGAATTTCAAAGTTGACAAGAATTTCGCCTTCCAAAGGGTTGATTTGGATACGAGAATTCTGGCAATTGAGGATACGCGGAGGAATGTTGACTTTGAAGGTTTTTATTCGATTATCACAGAAGGCATAACAGTAGAGAAAAAGAACAAGGACGAGCTTTTTATACCTTACAAGGATAGCCCAAAGGTTATGTTCACGACCAACTACACCATTCCCAACATGGGCAACCACGCCAAGAGGAGGCAGAAGGTTTTTGAGTTCTCCCCTTATTTCGGAGTGGAGAAGACCCCTGAGGATGAATTCGGTCATAAGCTATTTGATGATTGGGATAAGGATGAATGGAATAGATTTTTCAATCTTATGTTTAATTCCGTCCAAGGATATTTGCAATTCGGAGTGCAAGAGGTTGAAAGTTCGGACAAATTAAAGCGCAAGCAGATCAAGGTGCAGTTCGGTGAGGAGTTTTTGGAGTTTTTGGCGGTCATAAAGGAAGAGAGTGGGGTCTGGGTGAGTCTTGAAAGTTTGTATAGTCAATTTTTAGAAATGTCGGGTTTTGATAAAAAAGATTATTCGCTAAAAAGATTTGTTCGCGCAATTGAAGAATCGTGTACCATTTTAGAAATCGCGTACCAAAATCGGAGGGATAAGGGCCAAAAAAACAAAAAAGCATATAAATTTTCATACAATGAAAAAAGTATTGATGAATTTTGATGAAAAAGGTACGCGATTTTTGGGTTGGGTACGCGATCGGTACGCGATTAGTACGCGATTTTTTCTTCCTAACTCATTGATAATCAATTCGAGTACGCGAGGTACGCGATTTTTCTTAGTTTTTTGACGGCTTTTACTCAAATTCGAGAAATTATAAATATACGGGGGGGAAAGGAAAAATGAAAAAATCGATGTTTCGCGTACCAGAGATTTTTGGGGTTTTTGTTGGTTTGGGATTTTTGTGGGGTTTTTGGCGGGGTTTTCTGTTGCTCATTTGGTTGGGAGTTTTTGGTATTGATATATTGATTTATATGGTAGGTTTTTGGTAAATAGGTTTTTGTTTATATATATATACATATTAAAGATTTTTATAATATTATGAATAAATATACATTATTGCAATTGATTAGCGAGGTGACAGGCATAGAAACGAACAAAATTTGCGGCCGTTCCCGTCAACGGGAGATAGTTACTGCGCGGCATTTATATTTTTACTTTGGTAGGTTTTATTTCGGTTTAAAATTGGTTGATATGGCGCGGTTAATTGGTTGTCATCATGCATCTGTTATCCATGCCTGCGACAAGGTAGCGGACATGATAAGCATCGATGACCCAATTTATGTTCGCGAACATGACCGTATTAGGGACAAATTGACCCAGGAAAGGGAATTGCGCCTACTTGTCCCCTATTCAGTCAATTTAGCTGAGTTAATCGATCACCTGGCATATTTTCCCTCAATTCGCGTAATTGCTGAGCCTTAACCCATTGAGCTACACAATAGGCCGGAAAAGTTAGTTTTGAGCGCCACTCCTCAGATAAGCGGCAATAACTGGCCCACAGTTGCGCATCATTGGCCTGTAAATAGTCAAATAATTCGTCCATTGATATAATTTAAACAGGTTAAAAAAATAGGGGCATTTAGCCCCCATTTAACACTAAAAATAAACACTAAAAAACGCGAATGTAATAATCTTTTGGGTTTATAATGCCGGAATTGAAATGTTCTTCGAATTCATCTATTTGGTATATCATCCCGACCCCTTCTGCCCAATTCCTTATGGTATGGTTTGATACATCCGCGGCGTTTATGTCTTCGCGGATAGCATCCCAGGGCACAAGGTAAAACTGTTTTTTTCTTCTATTGTCAAAAATGATGTCGATTTGTGGTCTTGTTGGGTAATACATAAAAATTTAGTTTTATAGTGAATAGGCATCCTGAAAATGTCCAATAATAAGGCCAGCGCAAATTAGTGCAATAATTAGGCGGATTAGTGCTTTCATGTTTAATATTTAGTAATTACAAAGCCTGAGGTATCTTTTTTGGCCTGGCCTTTAGCTTTTAGGCCAACAATAACATTCGAAGGATCAAAGTAACGAAGGTCTGTTTTGTCGCCGTCGATAACTTTAAACCCTTTGTAACTTTGTGGCAATTCGCCGGAAAAAACAGCGGCAATATTCCCCCCGTCCAAAAGTACCTTTATAGCTTCGGTTTGGTTAGTTTCAGACAGACTAAAGGTCAATTTGTAGTTTGTACCTTTGTACTTTTCTATTTGTTTAATGCTTTTTGTATAGTCATAAAAAAGGATGTTTGAATATTCGGCAGAAAGGAAATTAATGCCAGTATATCTAAAGATCAACCCTAAATGGTCAACATCGCTTGTTCCGTTCAATCTTATAGCTACCTGGTTAACTGTTTTGGAATGTATGGCCAAAATCTCATTCGCTAACTGAATATAAAAAGCTTCCCTATCATGTGCCCAAAATTTTGTTTTATTTATGCGCGATTGTTGGACATTCGAGAAAGCGCCGCGGCCGGCTGAATATAGGCAAGCTTTGCGGCATCCCTCAGAAGCGAAGGGACAAAGATTATGAGTACCAATAATGTCAGAAGGAGCCAAATAGAGAATGAATGTCTCAATCTCATTCTTTGCTGTTTTGGCGTTGGTGCTGCCCTGGCTTAATAAATTTTTTACTTTAGTGTAAGACGGTTTAGTTTGTTGCTGTTTTAGTGTTTTAGTAGACATTTTTTTAGTGTTTTAGTGTTTAAATAATTTGTTAGATAATTCCCCATGCCATGAGGTTTACCAGGACGATTGAAGCGTAAAAGATCGCGATAACTGTTAATTGCTTTTTCATTGTGTTGTGTTTTTATTGTTTAGACAAATATAGTATTAAATAGATTGAATTTCCAAATATTTGTATAAATTTTTTTGAATATTTTTTCTATTTATATATAAGTTATTTATTAACAATGAGTTAATAAAAGGTTGAATAATGAAAAAAGTAACATTATTTTGGTTAACATGAAGCGGAAGGGTTTTTATTTTAAACAGGGTTATGACGGTAGTCTGTATCTGAACATTCAGAAAACAGACTTTATAAATTATTTAAACGAATTGGGGAACGGGGATGAATGGGTAAAGTTTCGGATATTCGAAAGGAAGGACAAAGACGATAAGGGACACACACACAATATGGAGTTGATCCAACAAACGATAAAAAAGGACGCGTGAATAATCACCCAAAATTCAGAACATGAGTGAAACAATGGAGGCAAAAACGTTAACAATTGCAAAGCCTTTAAAGCTAAGAAAGAACGGGGAGCCATACAAAAAGGTGGGAGGAGCAAGGCCAGGGGCAGGCAGGCCTCGCCGAATGGACGAACAGCAGATAATTGAGAAGCTGCAACCAATGGCAGAGACAGCCTTCAGGATACTGCATGAGAAGGTAGCCCAGGGGGACATGAAGGCCATTCAGCTATATATGCAATACTTCATAGGCTTACCCACCCAAAAGATCGAAAGTAAGATCGAGGGCCAATTAAACCAGGTACAGATCGAGGTCGTGAAACCTAACTTTGAGAAGGCGCCGGAATTAGTCGAGGCAAACTGACACAATAGCACTACTTAAATTAGTAGTCTATTTAACATAATATTAGTTATATGGCGAGCCCTGGCAATGGGTGACAATTGGGCAGAAACGGGACAAGGGCGGCCGTACTAATGGGGGGTACTTTAAGAAAAAAGGTTTTGGACTGGCACATATAAACCCACAATTCTGATAGCAGTAAAACCTCTGTCTAAACAAAAAATACTAATGACCCCATTTTATACTCTACTTTTGACTTTGAAATGACAAACTCAAATTTTTTTTTTCGCTGAAAACTAAGCCTACCTTTGGGCAACTATAAATTGCTATGAACGCTAAACTACAGACCAACAAGATCTTTGAAATATTGCAAGCGAGTAATAAGAGGATAACTGTGATGCAGGGTGGCTCTCGTTCTGGTAAGACTTATAATATCTTGATATGGTTCATTGTGAAGCTTTTGCAAGAGAATGGTAAGACATTGACGGTTGTAAGGCAGTCGTTACCATCTATCAAAGGTTCAGTTCTTCGTGATTTCATAGATATACTTTCGAGATTGGGAATTTATTCGGAGGACAACCACAATAAGACTGAACAGATATACCAATTGAATGGTAATACCATTGAGTTCGTGTCGGCAGACCAACCGCAGAAGATAAGGGGTAGAGCGAGAACGTATTTATTCTGCAATGAGGCTAACGAATTAAGTTATGAGGCATGGATGCAGTTGATCATGCGTACTGAGGGTAAGATAGTGATAGACTACAATCCTTCTGATGTATCGTCATGGATTTACGATGATGTGATACCGAGGGATGATGCAGATTTCCATATTACTACTTTCCGCGACAATCCTTTCCTTCCAAAAGAATTGGTTGACGAGTTGGAGAGGTTGAAGGATGCAGACCCTAACTATTGGCAGATATATGGCTTGGGTGAGAGGGGATTGAGTCAGGACTTGATATATACGCATTATAGGACTACTGAGAATATGCCAGAGGAGGGTGAGACGGTTTATGGTCTTGACTTTGGCTTCAACGTACCAACGGCCTTGGTGAAAGTTACGTTCAAGGAGAACGCGGCTTATGCGAAGGAGATATTGTACGAGACGAGGCTGACAACAGCCGACCTCATTGAGCGACTGACCAATCTTGGCATTGACAAATACGATGAGATATATTGTGATGCTGCGGAGCCAAAAACGATTGAGGAGCTGTCGCGGCATGGATTCAACACGAAGCCAGCGAACAAGGATGTGACGGAGGGAATTAGGACGGTTAAAGGCACTCCATTGTTTATACAACAAGATTCTGTAAATTTACTAAAGGAATTGAAGAATTATAGGTGGAAGACGGATAGGAACGGAAATAAGTTGGATGCACCTGTTAAGTTCAATGACCACATAACTGATGCCTTACGCTATGCAATATTTAGTAAATTAACAATACCTTCAGTAACTTGGGGGGCAATATAACAATATGGGATTATTTGATTTTTTGAGCAGAAAAAAGGGTCTTGACCCTTATCAGAATAATAGCAAGAATATTGTAGGCATCAATGGCGCTGTTTTACAGAACTACACCAACGAGAGCTATGTAACGGAAGGATACCTTGGAAATGCAGATGTGTACTCCATTGTATCCTTTTTAGCAAGGAAGGCGGCTTCAATACCTTGGTATGTGTACCAGATGAACAGCGGCTCGAAGGCGAGGACAAGCTTGATGAGATACAAGCAATTGTCAAAGGGCATTGCTAACCAAGGAGCGTACGAGAGGGCTTTGATAGAGAGGAAGAACGCGTACTCTGAGAATATTGTGATGGGCAGCCCTCTTGCGAGGTTGTTGGAGAAACCTAATAGCTATCAAGCGCAAGACCAATTTTTTGAGAATTTATTTGGTTATCATTTTTTAAGCGGAGAAGGAAATGTATACGCTAACAATGGAGGTTTACCAGGGAGCAAATTCGTCGAACTTAACGTACTACCCACTCAGTTCTTGGACATCTACCCTGACCCAAATGATTTGTACGGAATATTGGCGTACAAGCTGATGGTAGGCATGGGCATTGATTTGCCGAAGGATCAGGTGATGCAGTTCAAAACATGGAACCCTGACTTCAATGATGTGACGAGAACGCACTTGAGGGGGTTGTCTCCGCTGAGAGCAGCTTATAAGACACTTCGCATGAGCAATAACGCTTCTGATGCAAGTGCGATGATGACGGGCAATGGCGGTGCGAAGGGAGCAATCACACCAAAACCTTTGGGCAACGTAGTGCCGAGCTTTACTATTGAGCAAGCAAATATTATTAAGAGGGCGGTTAACGAGGACATCAATACCGTTGACAACAAAGGCAAGGTGGCTGTGCTGCAAACACCTTGGGACTACCTTAATTTCGGATTGAGCAGCGTTGACATGGAGCTTGTGAATACACTCAGGATGTCGATGCATCAATGGTGTAGGGTGTTCGGATTGCCAGCTGTGCTGTTCGATGTGGACACAAGCTCGTATAATAACTATCAGAACGCGATGAGAGACCTCATCACCAACACCATTATACCCAAGTGCTGCAATTTAAGGGATGAGCTCAATAAGTTCTTGGTTCCGGTGTTCGGTGAGGATGTGTTCATTGACTTTGACATAACAGCACTCCCTGAGATGCAGCAGGACATGGAGAGGATGGTTAGAGCCTTGCGTGATGCTAACTGGTTGACATGGGATGAGAAGAGGATAGCTATGAACTATCAAGAGATGGGTGGTGCTTATGAGTATACATATATCAATCAAGGCTTGATACCTCTTGAGCAAGCCATGATGGACTTAAGCGTAGGCAATGATGGAAGTTCAAATGATAACATCGCTAACTACAG